ATTCCTTTCAGTTTTGTGATCGACTGGTTCGTGAATGTGGAGCAATTCCTTTCATCTGGAACTGATCTACTGGGACTCACGGTTTCGAACCCGTGGCGGCAAGCGTCGTTCAAAGGTGACGTAATTGACTTCTCCCTCGGGGGAGGTCAGCTATCGACATGCCGTTGTGCGACTTACTACCATCAAAGAGAGTTAGCCCTTTCAGGGGTCACTCTTATCGTCCGCCCGCCAAGGCTGTGGGGTTGGCAACGTGCAGCGAATGCTGCTGCGGTGTTGACACTTCAACTGAAGCGTATCTAGACTCCTATGAGCGTTTTGCTCTGAAGGACTAAAATGCCAGCTATGGCTGCAATTGTCGTCAAGAAATTCGACGAAGCCACTAACATCACCTACGACGCACTTGCTGCGTCAGGGGGTGATGGGTCGCCTGCCGTTTGGCGCCAGGATACTGGTGCCCCGGTAGCACTGCCCGTCGGGCTGCGCTTTCTCTTCAAACTGTGGTCGACGTGGAATGGTCCCAAAACCGCGAGGCAAATGAAGATCAACTTCGTTGCGCCTTATGCGGTCCAAGACTCTACCACGACGCTTTACAGCGCGAAGGATCGTGTGGTCGTTGACGCGATCATCACAGTGCCTCAGGGTGTACCGGCGTCCCATATCAATGAAGCTGTCAGTCAGGCGTTAAACCTGTTTGCAGCGACGTTGGTCAAGACCTCGGCGCACTCCGGCTTCTCCCCAACCTAATTCAGGCAAAGGTGAAGTGATGATCAATTCGTTACCAGATGATGTGGTGCGAACGGTCCTTCTCTTTTTAGAGGACCTCGGAACTCCTATGGCGTTAGGTGTGCACATTCGTGTGCGCAACCAGTTGTGGGAGGAGATCTCAGAGATGACTCTGGATCCGCGTAACTACCTGGACGACAAGACTTTTGTCCTCGACGCATCTGCCGTAAGTTTTCTGAAGAAGCTTCAACAGCTTCCTACGAAGACCGATCGGCGAGGCAACGCCATTGAGAAATGGCGCGAGGGCGAAGTCTCATGTTTCAGGGCCAATGAAAGACTGTGTCGCTATTTGCCGGAAAATCGTCTCTTCGACGATCGGTGCGACGCGATTTCATCCTTCCTGGATGAAATTCGAAAAACCATCCTTTCTTGGTTGGGACCTAGGCCAGACGAGCTCGCGCTCGGAAGGTTCGGTCCTGGAGCTACGTATACCGATAGAGGCGGGAAAACCACTGTACCCGACAAAATGTCTGCCGTCCCCGTTATGACACGAGGTGCCATTTGGTTCCTGCCACAGTGGCTTGGAACTCAATGGGGTGCAACTTCTGCACAACACCACGGAGAGATAAACTATGTCCCTGGGAATCGTTTCACAACGGTTCCGAAGACAGCCAAGACTGACCGAGCAATCGCGTCAGAACCTAGCATCAATGTCTTCTATCAGCTCGCCCTTGGGCGACAGATACGACACCGACTTCGCAAAGCCGGTTGGGACCTAGACCGTGCACAAGACATCCACAGGCAGGTCGCCTGTGAGTCCTCTGTCACGCGAGAGTTTGCTACTCTCGATCTCTCAAATGCAAGCGACACCGTAGCTTACAACCTTGTTAAGTTGTTGCTACCCCGCGACTGGTTTGACCAGCTTGAGGCTCTTCGGAGTCCTAAGACCCTTATCGAGGGTAAGTGGGTTGTGCTAGAGAAGTTTTCTAGCATGGGTAACGGTTTCACGTTCGAACTTGAGACGCTTATCTTTGCTGCGATCTGCTCTGTATCTTCAAGGAAACTTGGATTTGCTGGGCAGTTGGGCAGCGACGTCTTTGTGTTCGGCGATGACATCATCGTAAAAACGATGGTCGCTCATCCTCTGAAATCGGCTCTGGAGTTCTTGGGTTTTTGAGTTAAACGATGAAAAGTCGTTTTTCGATGACTCTCCCTTTCGAGAAAGCTGTGGCGGAGACTTCTTTAACGGGAAGCCTGTACGACCTTACTTTCTGAAAGATTTACCCAATGGACCTTCAGACTATATCGCTTTTGCTAATGGTTTGCGCGCTTTACTTAACCGGATTGCCCTCACGGGTTGTTCGGTGGCTAAGCGCGCTTGGTTTAGTATCCTTGATTGTATCCCTACAAGGGTACGATCTTGCCGTGGTCCACAAGACCTTGGCGACGTTGTCATCCATGACGACGAAAGATACTGGACCTACCGTTGGCGAGGCGACATCAGGTACCTCAGGGTCTTCAGACCCCACCGTCACCGAGTGATTCGGTACGAGGGGTTTCGACCAGATGTGGTACTAGCTTGCGCTACCTATGGG